TTTTTATTTTGTGTAGGTTTGGATATCTTTGATACAGTCCGTTAGGTAGTAGTAACCCTAACTTCCCGTGAACCTCCACAACACCATTCCCAAACGAACTCGCCTCGTTCTTGAGCATGCCATCAATGGCTGTTTTTCCTTGTGACCACAGCTTGGGTATTTGCGGGTACGTTTGCCGGTATGTTTGAATGATATGGATAGCCTCAGATTCCGCAATCTCCATGCCAAAAGTTTTGAGTTGTACCCCGAATTTCTTTGCCCCCATGCCGTAGCCAGCCCCAAGGATTGTCGTCTTCCCAACAAAGCGTTCTGTCTTATCAATCTGTTCACTAGGTTTGTTATAAATCGCTGACGCCATGATTTTGTATACATCCTCACCATTATGAAATGCCTCCACTAAGTCTGTTTGTCCTGATAGCCATGCCAACACCCTTGCCTCAATCTGCGATGAGTCCGAGTCAATAATGACGTGACCCTCGGGGGCACATATAGCCATCTTTAGTTTGTTTGCGTTTGCCCCACGACTCGGTAAGTTTTGTAGGTTGATCTTGTCTGCACCGCCCCATCGCCCTGTATGAGCCGCATAGTATTGCAACGGCACAGGCATCCTACCTCGCTTGGCTATTTCGATGAATCGTTCTGCTCGGGTTTCTTCCAAGGTTGACTTCGACCCCAATCTAGCGGCAACGAGAGTTTGAACTCCAATATCAGGGTGTTCAGCCAATGCCTTAAATCCTTCATCGCTTTTAGCAAGTGCATACGTTTCCTTCCCCGTAGTCAAAGATATTTTGGTAGGTGGCTCGACCCCAAAGCTACGCAACATCTCTGCAAACTTAGGGTTACTCATCAGGTCATCCCTCGTCTCCACTCCAGCCTCTACGAGCAAGTTCGCCTTACGTTCCTTTACGTTCTCTAGGTGTTCCTCGAGAAGTTGCTGATCCAGAACCAATACAGGTTCTGAAAACATCTTTATGGTAAGACTTATAAGCTGCAGTTCTGTGATCTTAAAGTGTGGCAGTAAGCAATGGAGAAGTTTATAGGTCAGGTCTACATCGTTCTTGCAATATCTACCATACGCATCAAGTTCCGCATCGGAGAAATGGATTCTGTTCTTGCCCTTGGCGTCTAGAACCTCCGACCCCTTCTGACCGAGTCCATAGTGTGTGACGAGTTTTGCGAGGCTGTTCCCCACTTCAGACCCGTGAATCGCTCGAGCCATCGAGAGAGTATCGAGCCAACCCTTAGGTTTAATACCGAATTTCCAAGTAAGTATAGAGGCATCAAACATAGCATTATGGGCAAGAACAAGGCTATTAGCCCAGTCATAATTAGCCAAAAAAGAACTAAGTCCATTAGCATCTCCGCTGTACCAAATAGTTTCTTCATCATTTTCCTTTACGGCTACGCCAATGACTTCAAACAACGGCGATCTAACATATTCTTCTGTTGTGATCTTGGATAGGGAAAAGTCTTGGTCATAGTAGGTTTCAAAATCAATCGTTATTGTTTTCATGTTTTTCTTTTAGTTCCATCCACGCTTGGTACAGGTTTTGATAGGCGTCAAACATTCTTCCATACGCCTCTTTTAGCCGTTTTACTTCATCGTTAACGATGTGTAACTGCTTACGCAACATAACCTCTGTATCTTCTTTGTCTACATCCACCCATCCTACAAACGGCACAGGCTCATAACTTGCACCGCAATCCACAATTACTGTGGGCTGAGTATGTAACTTTGCGTATTCCCTATCTTCTGTCGTCCATGTGGTCATACCATTCTCCTTAATCTTTACCGAAAAAATCGTTTAGTTTTATGCCCTTTTTAATTAGGGCTTTTTTAATTTTGCGTAAGGCACTTTTCTCCATATCGGATACATATGCCCTAGACACACCGAGTTCCTTTGCTATCTCTTCATGCGTCATCAAAGGTTGTTCTGCTACCCCTCGGCTCTTCTTCGTATCTACCATCTAATTCCCTTTGCTTAAGTACCCATCCGCATAAAATACCACCTAGAAAAACTAGTATAGTCCAGCAAATTGCAAAAATAAATAGGTTCATTTAGCACCTCCCATCCATGTCAATTTTCTTTGCTTTCTTTATTTTCTTGAGTAGCTTTTCCCGATACGCTTTAGCTTCTTCTGGCGCATACTCGTCAAGTTCCCATACCTGTTTATAGGTATCAAATAACCTTTCCCAATGCAGTTCAAAGGCGTTTGATATAGCCAATAAACCATTTATCACTTGGTCTTCGGTCAATGGATCGGGGTGATCCCCATACCGCCATATCAGAACATCTATTAGTTCTTTAACTGTCCCTAGGTTATGTATATCACTTTCTAGTCTTGATGCGTCCCGCATTTTTTACCTCCTTCTTTGGTCTTGGATTGTATTCCCTGTTTTTAATAGCCTCTTTAAGGATAGCGATCAAGCCCCATTGAATGAGCAATTCCATGCCCTCTTTATCAACAGTAACTAGGGCATCTGCCGACCCATCCTCATGCTCTTTGGTAATTTTTACCTGTAAATTCATTTTGTTTTCCTCCGTTTAACCGCAACAATTCCTTTTTCTTCCTTGGGTTTTCTTGCCTCCATCATGGCATCGGCATACTCATAGGCAGTGATAGTTGCAGACTCGGTGTCTTCACCACGATACCTAATTATGATTGCCGTTAAAGCCAAGCCCGCAAATATATCTCGTAACATCTCTTTATCATCTTGGTTCATATTAGTGCTTCTCCTAGTAAACGCATAGCTTTTGCGTAGTTATCTTCTTTCTCGGGTTTGGGTAGCTTAGTTAGCTTGAGGTCAGACCTACCATCTATAAAGCGTAACGCTTCGTCTTCCCATTCAAACCTTCTAAGCACCCCTGTATCATCTGATACGACAAACCGCATCACAACCTGCTTTCAAAAATCCCACGCAGTAAAAGATACACAGCCTTAGCCTGAGTCACACTAAGTCCTTCTACTACTTTCTCAGCATTAAACTCGGGTGTATTTTTTGTTGAGGGTGGATTAACGATTTTGATTACGTTGCTTGGCTTGGCTTTCTTGACAGGCTTACTCCCACCAATCGGTCTGTATTTTGCTTCGACCGCACGATAAACAAAGTATGTCTTTCTACCAAACCCGGGGTATGGAGTTAAGTTCCTCTCATCCCTAGCAAGCATCCCACAGTCACACATCTTCTTTAGTGTTGTGGACACAACGTTATCGGGATACTTGGGGAAAGCCTTTCGTGCATCCAATGCACTAATGTTTGGGTGAGATTTAACCCACTCAAATAGGCGTTCATTAAACGTTACTTCTTGGGTTTGTGGTTTATTGTTCACGATACCTTCCTCGTTCCATACCTTAATTGTTTTTAACATTTCAGTTCTAAGATCAGGCATTTGCTTTCTCCTTAATGTTTGCGATCTCTCTCATTAAATACCATTGTGCTTTCTCAAGGTCTTCTAGTTTTCTGCCTTTGTGGTCAGCACGACTTACATACTTAATAACATTACCTAGGTTATACCCAAAGTTCTTGGCTTCGATGAAGTCAATAGTTTCAATCCCGCCTATCTTGTAATGCTCAGGATTATTGACCATATCCGACTTGACCTTTGCTTTCCTACCCTTAGATACTTCCCGCACTAACTCCTCTACAACTTTTGGACTGCTTACTTCTTCTACTGTTACTGCTACTTCTGCTTCTTCAGTTACTTGATTCCAACCCATGTTACTTCTCCTTAATTAGTAAATCAAACACAGCCCCTGCCAAGACAACTTCCTCCTTGACTAAGGCTTCTAACAACCTATCGAGATCAGTTAACCCGTTCTCGTTTACTACAACTGCAAACCCACCCACCTTGGCTATGTCTGCCAAGTTCTTTTCTTGTAAAGCAGTAGGTTTATTGGTTCCCGCTTTGACTTCTATACCAATGAATTTGCCCTTGATACAGGCGACAATATCAGGCACTCCCGATGTCCCAAACCCGCTTGTGACAGGCGTGAACATATATACCTCATGCTTTTTAAGCAAGGTTTTAACCTTATCTTTGACCTTCTTCTCGGGCGTGCTTGCCATTTCTATCCTTCATTTATTGGCTCAAATATATAGTAAATAGAACTAGATATTCTCTTGCCTACACCATCTACTGTGGTGTCATCTTCTGCAATTTGTAATACAGATATTGCTTCTAATACCCACCTTGGGACTTCGGTTTTCGGCATTAGTTTTTTAATATTACTACTTTGGCTTGGCAATGTAAAGTCATTAACCATATATTTACCATCAGGGTTTACCTGAACTCGCCAAACATTATTCATAGGCAGTTCCTTTTGGTTCATCATGCCTAATATATCCCATAAGACTGTAGTAATCCATTCCTTTGGGTCGTTTGCTTCAATCATGGCAAGTAGCCTTTGATCCTCCCACGCATTTACTAGTTCTTTTACATGGTTCATTGGATAACCCAATATACATTGGGTGCAGACCGAACACCTACATCCTCGATAAAAGTCCCGACTTCTGTAATATCAAGCACAGCCATCTTTCCAAGTATTTCTTCAGGCAACTTATCTTTGCTTGGCACTTTTGGCACTGTTATAAACTCCTTTTGTGCTACACCATCCCCCGAGCAATACTCTGCCTCGCCGTTATCCTTGATTCGCACCATGGTATATGGCGGGTTATAGTTTGCCTGAGCCTCCATCTCCGCTTGG